ATCAAGGCATCGGTTTTGCTTTCAAAGGTGCAGGCGATCTTGATAAAGTTAAAGAAAGTGTTGAATATTTACAAGAAGGTTATGAAGCTGAGATGAACAAAGGCGGCTTAATAGGCAAACCTAAGAAAAGCTACGACAAAGGTGGCTATGTAACTAGCAAGAAAACTAAACAGCGCAAGAATGGTCTAGCTAGTAGACCGTAACAAAAGGAACTAAAAATGCCAGCAGAGATGACAACTATGGAAAAACCTAAAGTAGCAGGTTTCGTAGACTCAAAACACAATAACGCTAACGCAAGGCGTATTGCTGAAGCAGAAGCAGAACTAAAAGAACTTGATTCTAAACAAGAAGAAGATCAACAAGAAGAGATTAAGACTGAGGCTGTAGAAGTTAAAGATGACAAGGAGCCTGAAACAGGTGAAGAGCGTACTTACAAAAAACGCTACGATGACATCCGTAAGCTTCAGACAAATACAGCAGCAGAACTAAAAGCTATCAAAGCTCAACTAGAGAACGCTAAAGAGCAAGGTTCTGTACGTCCACCTAAGTCGGATGAAGACATTCAAGCGTGGGCTGAAAAGTACCCTGATGTAGCTGCTATTGTTGAGACTATTGCAGAAAAGAAAGCTCAAGAGAAGTTTAGCCACGCAGAGGGTCGTCTAAAGCAGATTGATGAGATGTCTGCTGAAGCAGATCGTAATAAATCTATGGATACTATTAGGGCTGCTCACACAGACTTTGATGATCTTAAAGAAAGTGATGAGTTCCACGATTGGGCAGGAGAACAGCCTAAGTGGGTACAGGATGCTTTGTATGAGAACCAAGATGACCCCCGTTCTGTGGTGCGCGTTATTGATCTTTACAAATCTGACAAAGGTATGGATATCAAGTCCCGCAAGAAAGCTACTAAGGATGCAGCTAAGGCAGTAGTTAGCAAGCGTGGTACTAAACCTGAGACTCTAGACTTAGATGGAGCCTTTAGTGAGTCTCAAGTAAAGAGCATGTCAGATAAAGACTTTGAGAAAAACATGGATGCTATTGCTGAATCACAGCGCAATGGTAAGTTTGTCTACGATCTTTCTGGAGGTGCTAGATAATTATTTTAAAATAAACACTTGACACTCATAATTTTATTAGTATAACTATGGGTGTCAATACTACCACTAAAGATAAAGCCCTACTTTAAGTAGCTACCTTTTACTTTAGTATACTCTAAGCAAAACATTTTAGTTAAGACTTACCTGAACAATTACAGGCCCGTTATTGTAACGCCACCCTAGAACGTACAGCCTCTTGAATCTAACTGTTTTAGCTTAATTAAACCTAAGCCAAAAACATTCAATGGAGGATATACTCATGGCTTTTACAACTGCAACAGGTTACGGGAATTTACCAAATGGTAATTTTAGCCCTGTAATCTATTCCAAAAAAGTACAACTTGCTTTCCGCAAGTCTACTATTGTTGGTGATATTACAAACTCAGATTATTTTGGGGAGATTGCTGCCCAAGGTGATACCGTTAAAATCATCAAAGAACCCGAAATTTCTGTGAATGAGTATGCACGTGGCACGAATGTCACAGCACAAGATTTGCAGGATGACGATTTCAATTTGGTCATTGACAAAGCTAACTATTTTGCTTTTAAGATGGACGATATTGAAGAGGCCCATAGCCACATTAATTTTATGCAACTTGCAACGGATCGTGCAGCCTATCGTTTGGCTGATAACCATGATCAAGAAGTGCTTGCATACATGTCTGGTTATAAGCAATCTTCTTTGCACAGCAAAGGTGATACCCTTAACACAACTGTTAATGGTTCTAAAGCTGTAAGCTCTGCAGGTTCTAATGAGCTTCTTTCTTCTATGGAACTTCACAAAAGCGACTTTGGTAACATCACTACAGCCTCTGCTGGCACTCACTCAATTCCTGTGACTGCACGTATGCCCGGTGCTACATCGTTGCCAACTGCTACCGTTTCTCCTGCAATGATTATTGCTCGTATGAAGCGTTTGCTTGATCAGCAGCAAGTTGACTCACAAGGTCGCTGGCTGGTAGTTGATCCAGTATTTATGGAAATCCTTGCTGATGAAGATTCACGCTTTATGAATGCAGATTTTGGTGAATCAGGTGGACTGCGTAATGGTCTTGCTGTAAGCAACTTCCACGGTTTCCGTGTATACTCCTCGTCTAACTTGCCAGCACTTGGCACTGGACCGGGAACTTCAGGTACTGCAAACCAACTCACCAACCTTGGTGTTATTGTTGCAGGACATGATTCCGCTGTTGCAACTGCAGAGCAGATCAACAAAACAGAAACATATCGTGACCCTGACAGCTTTGCTGACATTGTTCGTGGTATGCATCTATACGGTAGGAAGATACTTCGTCCAGAAGCTATCGTCACTGCTCGTTATAACGCAGCATAAGGGAGTAATATAATATGGCTACGTTTGACATGACTTCCATTGATACTGCTGGTGTTGGGGCAAATATTCTTGCTGTCCCAACAGTAGTTGGTAATGTGGTTCGTACTATTGAAGCAATTTTAGATATTGATGCTATGATTGCTGCAGGTGCTACTATTGCTGATGGTGACATTTTTCAACTACTTGAGATTCCTTCTGAATCAGTAGTAGTTGCTGCTGGCGCAGAAATTATGAAGTCTTTTACTGCAAGTTGTACTTGTAATATTGACTTTGGTGGTGGTGATGACATCATTGACGGTGCTGCACTTGACGCTGCTGCTGGTACATACCTTGTAAAAGGTAGTAACGGCGAAGCTAACATTGTAAACACTGGTGCTGCATCTACATTTGCTGCAGAATCACTTGCATGTGTTGGCGCTGCAGATACCATTGACGTAGTTGTCGCTGGTGCTGCTGCTGCAACTGGACGCTTACGTGTCTATGCAGTAATTGCTGATGTTTCGGCTGCTCACACTGAGGCTGCTGCAGCCCAACGTGATCTGCTGTAATAAAATACAACTTTGGGGCTGGCTATATGCTGGCCCCTTTGTCACATCTTAAGGAATCATAATGGCTCTTACATTTCTTACATTAACTAATAGTACCATTACTCGTATGAATGAAGTAGAGCTTACCTCTAGTAACTTTACTGGATCAAGAGGTGTACAGACACAGTGTAAAGCTGCTGTTAATGAATCTATTAGATATATTAATCAAAAAGAGTTTACCTACCCTTTTAACCACGCAACCAATAGTTCAACATTAGTTCCCGGCGTGTGCAGATATACTCTACCAACCAGCACTAAACATGTAGATTACAATACAGCCAGAATAAAACGTAATACTACTCTTGGTGCTTCAGGTATGAATTTAGCAAAGATGGACTACAACGAGTACATTAGTAAGGACTTTGCAAACAAAGAAGATGACGTAATAACTACAACTTTAAATGGGTCACACTCAAGTTCAGTAACAACTCTAACGCTTACTTCAACTACAGGCTTAGATACTTCAGGTACTGTTCACATAGGGAGTGAGCAGATAACTTACACAGCTATATCAGGTAATGATATTACAGGCTGCACAAGGGGTGCTAATAGTACTACTGCTGCTACACACAGTAGTGGCGTAACAGTCACACAATTTGATAGTGGTGGTGTTCCTCAATATATTGTTCGTACACTAGATAACAATTACTTACTATACCCTTACCCTGATAAAGCATATACACTACAGTTTGATTATTTTACCTTTCCAGATGATTTATCAGCGCATGGTGATATTACTACAATACCAGATAGGTTTGCCCCAGTAGTAATAGATGGTGCTACTGCATTTGTGTATCAATACAGAGGTGAAACAACTCAATACCAGTTAAACTTCCAGAGATTTGAGCAAGGCATTAAGAATATTCAAAGCTTGCTTGTTAATAAGTTTGAGTATGTAAGGTCTACTGTAATACACAGACCTAAAGGATTCAATGTTGGGGTATTATTTTAATGCCTGATTCTTCTAAGTCTCAACCTGTTGCATTTAATTTAGAAGGTGGTTTAGTAAAAAACCGTTCTACTTTTCTCATGCAACCGGGAGAAGCTTTAATTTTAGAAAACTTTGAACCTGATGTTGAGGGTGGTTATAGACGTATTAATGGGCATAGAAAATTTGTTAATCAACTTATACCACAAACTAATACTTCTGGTGAAAAAGTACTTTTAGTCTCTAAGTTTGCAGATAAAGTTATAGCTGCTAGAGGAGAAAAAATATTTACTACTGCTTCTACAGAGTTAAGTACTGTTATTGAAGCCGACACAAGCATGACAGGTTCAGGTACTATAGGCGTTAAAAGCATTGCGGGATTTTCTACTAGCGGAACTCTTGAGATGGCTATTACAGAAACAGAAGTAGAACGTTTTACTTATACAGGTGTTAATGCTTCATCTGATCCCCCAACTTTTACAGGAGTAACACGTCAAGTAGATAGCACTAATGCCAGAAAACACTTAGCTACTATAGTTGTATCTGAAAATTGGACAGAAAGAGATACAGGCAGAACTAATGCAGACAAGTATCGTTTTGAAAGATTTAACTTTAATGGTACAGAAAAAATTATCTTTGTTGATGGCATTAATGCACCTGTAGTTTTTGACTCTTCTATGAATGTTGTTGATGTCAGTACAAGCTCTGTTGCAGGTTCTAAATTTGTTGCATCCTTTGCTAATCGTATATTTTATGCAGGCAAAAGTACTACCCCAGAAGAGTTAATTTTCAGTGAAGGTTTTAATGAAGATGGTTTTAGTTCTGGTGTTGCTGACCCCGCTGGAAGTATTAGAGTTGATGATACTATAACAGGTATAAAAGTTTTTCGTGACAGTTTATTTGTATTTTGTGAAAACAGAATATTTAAACTAACAGGTACTACATCTTCAAGTTTTGCTGTTCAGGCTGTTACAAGAAGTATTGGCTGCATCAATGGCGATACTATTCAAGAATTTGGTGGAGACTTAATCTTTCTTGGTCCTGATGGCTTACGTACTGTTGCTGCAACTGCAAGAATTGGTGATACAGAACTTGGTACAATAAGCAGAAATGTACAATCTATTTTTGATAAAAATATTAAAGACAGCTCTTTGTTTGAAAGTGTTGTTATTACAGATAAAACCCAATACAGAATATTTTTTAGTAAAACAGAACAATCTAATGCACAGTCAAGAGGTATTATCTGTGTGTTAAAAGAGGGCGGTTTTGAGTTCTCAGAACTAAGAGGAATAAAACCAGCCTCTACAGATACTATTGTGGAAACAGGTAATACGTTTGTACTACATGGAGATTTTCAAGGTTATGTACATAGACAAGAAGTAGGTAATACTTTTGATGGTACTGCTATTCTTGGTAAATATAGAAGCCCTGACATGAGTCTTGGGGATACTGGTATTCGTAAGCATATGCAAAGGGTTATTCTTAACTATAAACCTGAATCATCTATTGACGCTGATCTATTAGTAAGGTATGATAACGAAAGCGTTGATTCAGCTAGACCTGAAGCGTATGCTTTAGACACTGCAGATGTTGCTGCACTATTTGGTGTATCTAGTTTTAGTACACAAGAATCTTTAGTACAATTTATATTTGGTGGGCCTTCACAACCACTGGTAAGACAAGCAGTAGAAGGTTCAGGTTTTTCTATTGTATTAAGAATTAATGATGGTGGAGAAACTGCACCATATTCCCTTAAAGGGTTTCAGTTAGAGTATCAATTAGGAGCTAGACGATAAATGGGTTCATCGTATACAAGACAATCTACATTCACTGATGGTGATACAATTACAGCAGATCTGTTTAACACGGAGTTTGACCAACTTGTTGCTGCTTTTGCTGCTACCTCTGGACACTCACATGATGGTACAGCAGGAGAGGGTGGCCCTATTGGGGGATTAATTACACCCGGCATTACACTAGGCGATAATACTATTGATGTTACTCTTACTTTTGATGGTGGCTCTAATGATGGTGTACTAAAGTGGATGGAGGATGAGGATTACTTTGAGTTTTCTGATGATATACTTATTGCGTCTACGGAGAAATTACAGTTTCGTGATACTGCTATCTATATTAATTCTAGTGCTGACGGTCAGCTTGACCTTGTAGCAGATACAGAAATACAAATTGCAGCTACTACTATAGACATGAATGGTGCTGTAGATATATCAGGTAACTTAGGTGTTGGTGGCAATCTTACAGTAACAGGTACTACAACATTTAATGGCGGTACTCTTACCCTTGGTGACTCTGCTTCTGACAACGTTGTGTTTGGTGCTGATGTTGACTCAAGCATTATACCTGATGATGATGATACGTATGATCTTGGTTCAGCTAGTCAACAATGGCGTAATTTGTTTATTGATGGTACAGCAGAGATAGATACTCTTGCTATTAATGGTACAACAGTTACATCTACTGCCGCAGAGTTAAACCTACTTGATGGAGTGACTAGTACAGCAGCAGAAATAAATATTTTAGATGGAGATACATCTGCCACCTCTACTACTGTAGTTGATGCTGACAGAGTTGTACTAAACGATAACGGTACAATGGTACAGGTAGCAGTAACTGACTTGGCTGCTTACTTTGACGATGAAATTACTGCAATGCCTAACCTCGTTACTACTGCTGCAACTACTGTAGGTGCTTTAAATAGTGGTAGCATTACGTCAGGCTTTGGTACTATTGATACAGGCTCTAGTACAATTACAACTACTGGATTAATTTCTGGCGGTTCATTAGACATTGATAATGTTTTAATCAATGGTACTACTATAGGGCATACAGACGATACAGATTTAATTACCCTTGCTGATGGTGTTGTCACTGTCGCTGGTGAAGTATCTATGACTACGCTTGATATAGGTGGCACTAACGTAACTTCTACAGCCGCTGAATTAAATATACTTGATGGTAAAGCATTTCTTGATGAAGATAACTTTGCAAGTAACTCAGCAACAGGCATTGCAAGTCAACAGTCTATTAAAGC